CAAAAGCGGCGCATGGCGAATTTTGAAATGTTTCGTACTCATGCTGGTATGATCTCCGCATATCGGCATGAAGGAATGGAAGAGACCAGTGCTCTACAGTCAATTGCTGACCATGCGCTTCCTACACGGGATGCCATGTTGAACATGGGAACGATTAAGAGTGTCTTTGGTGAAGTTCCTGTAGATAGTGCTACAATGCAGGAAGAGTTGAACAAAGGAATCAAAGCAGGTTATGGAGCAGCCAAGCAATTTGCTTCACCCGGCCCGCCTATCCCTGACCCAACTCGTCCGGGCAAGATGCAGCAAAGCTGGTTTATTCTGCGAGCAACGTCGCCTGACATGGATTTGGCTTCGCAAACCGTCACGGTCAATTCGGAAGACTTGCGCCAGCAATTGAGCAAGCAGCTTGGTGTCGAAGTCAAGATGGGAGCCGAAGTCCCTGCCATCACTTTGTACAACTTGAATGGGCAGGCTCTTAACGCGATCTCTTCAATGGAGACTGCGCAAAAGGAACTTAAAGACGCGGGCATCGAGAACAAGACTCCGTTTACGGTCAAGGATTTCTACAACCTAAAAGGCTCCGAATTGTTCGTCGCGCAGCGCGCTTTGAACCAGTGGTCCACGAAGTACAAGGGAAGCACCGGTGACGTGGTAACCGATCTGCAAAAGATGGATAAGGACAACCCGTGGGGAGCCACGTGGATTGCCAAGAATCTGTACCAAAGCAAGCAAAAAGAGTTGGCCGATTTCCGCGAAGAAAAGAAAGCAGCAGAGCGTTCCGAATTGGAAGAAAAGCAAAAATTGCAAGTGGGTGCTCTTACTGAAGACGGGGCTAACAACATCCTTGCAACGAATGCTGCGGAAATTAAAGCCGGTATAAAAACACACACCTTTACTACTCAGCGTGTGGATGCGGCTGAAGATTTCATCAAAAAGAAACATGATCCTTTAGTAAAAATCGAATCAGATGACAATGCGTTTACTGGGGATAAAGCCGCAGGAACTTTGGCGATGTTAGGTGAACTGCGCCAGACTGAGACTGACCCCGCTCGCCTTGTTCGTATCAACCACGGCATCGCTGCGGCTAAGGCCGGGCACTCGGCATGGATGAATGACAAGTACACTCAGGCGAAGTTTGAACAAGACATCAAAGTAGGAGACCCTAAATCAGCGGCAGAATTTCTTGCAAATCGTACTATGACTATTGCGGATTTTAAGAACCGGGGCATGACCACAGACTGGATTACTCAAGCATTACATGCTACTCAGCAATATTGCAAAGATCACGGACTTCCTCCGTATGACGCTGTGGCCGAAGACGTGGCAGAGCGTCAGTCGCAAGGCGTCCAAAACGTTCAATTCTTTACTAATGCTAATTCTCTTGTTAGCGAACATGGAACTTTAGCACAGTTGCGAACGGCATCAGAAGGACTAGCTGGTCAGACACAACTTCCCATGCTTAATAAGTGGGAAGACATTGTGCAAATGGCAACGGGTGGTGGAGCGCCAGCGAAGGTTGCTGCGTTGGCCATCGGTGCGGCGGACGATCTTTCACAAGTCATGGGCGGTGGCGGAACGGATACGGCCCGCGCTCAGGTGTTGAAGGTAGTGGACGCAAAGTTGTCGCCGGAGCAACGTAAGCAAGCCTTTGACGGCATCATCAACATGGTTAATTCAAAACGTGTTGCACGGTTTGGACGCAATATGTATCTGCGTCGGTTATATGGTTTGAATGAACAAGAAACTGGCGGATTTGGTGAGATGGACGGACAGCACCCAAGATTTCAACAAGGCGAACAACAAAACATTCTAGACAAAGTAAAACAAGCCGCTCCGGGGCTTGTAATCAGTCAGTAAGTGAGGGACTATGGCAGATCAAGAACAAGGCATTCAAACTCCGGCAACACCAAACTTGGAAGAGCCGGTAGCAGTTAATGTGCCGTCTGAGGCCGCTCCTGCGCCTCCGACGCAATCTTTGATTCCAGCGGCCCCGGTGACTATTCCTACCGTTGACGAACTTGCGAAGGCCGGGGAACAGGTGTCGCATATTCCAGACAACCGTGTTATCCGCCTGAGCACTGGGCACATCGCAGTCGGGAATAGTGAGGACATCGAAAAGGCTCTGAAGGTCGATCCCGGAGCCACGGAGATTCCTAATGCGCCCGGCTACGTTACTGTCCGGTTGTCCAGTGGACACATCGGAAGAATGCCTAAAGAGCAAGTCATCGACGCAATGAAGGCAGACCCTAAGATGCGTGTGCTCGCCGGAGACACGAAGGGAATGCTTGACCCGAACGCAAAACAAGATCAGGCGTTGAAGGAACTTGCTAAGCCGCCGGATGCGCATCAAATGGGCATGGGTCCAGAGGCCGAGTTTGTGACCGGCATGGGAAAAGGTGCGGTCGAGACGCTGCGTGGTTTAAAGGGCGTGATTGCGCATGTTGTTGGAGAAAAAGTTGCCGACGACTGGACTACAAACAACATGCCGAAGATCATGACTGTGGATACCGAAGGCAAGACGGCGTATGAAAGCGCCGGTAAGTTTGCCGAAGGTATTGCGGAGTGGATTTCTGGTGACGCAGCATTGAAAGGTTTGAGCGTTGCTGCGAAGCTCGGGCTGGCCGGGAAGATTGCTGACTTGGCAAAAACAAGTCCATACGCCGCTCGCTTTATCAGTCTTGGTTTGGACGCCGTGCGTGGTGCCACGGTTGGTGGTGCTATCGGCGGAGTCAAGGGCGCTGCGGGTAGTGAAGGTTTGAAGGGAGCCGCCGAGGGAGCCGTTGGAGGAGCCTTGATGATCGGCACAGCCGGTTTGACGGGCATGGGCCTTGAGGCCGTGGACAAAGCTGCGGGAATTTGGCTTGCAAAGTATGCAGCCGCTCCGCCTAAAGAAGGTGCGCCGTCGCTTGGACAACTCGCTGTGAAATACGGGACCCGTGCTACGGCAGGGGCTATCCTATGGAAAGTGCGAGACTCCGCGCCTGTGCCAGTGAAGGGTCTCGTGACCATGATGTTGTACGGCCTTGGCTTCGAGTCTATGGGAGCCTTGGCGAGAGACATTCCTAAAGAGCTTTCAGAAAATCCGACTGTGGTTAGCGGCGCACAAAAGGCCGCGCACAACCTAGCTCCTATCTTCAATCGCATCGCTGGGGAGAGGGGTTTTGAAGAGGTTCCGGGAGAAGAGGCTGCTGCGCCGACTGAGAAGGCTGCGCCCGAGGCTACGCCGAAGGCCATGGTTGCGCCTGCCGCGCCTGCCCCTGCTCCAACTGAAGGAACTGCCTTTAAGACCCCTCCGGTAGGCCAGCCTACGGCGGCAGGAAACGTTGATTTTGGAAAGATTACGCCAGAGCCTACCCTGGGCGAGCATCCGGCTACGCCTATTCTGCGGGCAGAGCAAGAAGCGAAGGCGCGTGAGGCCAACGGCCAGCCAGCGCCGGGCACGCCTGCGAAGGCTACAGGTGAGGAAGTAAGGGATGTGGAAGAGGCTAAGCCAGCAGAGCCAGCCAAGGCACCGGCCAAACCCGGAACACAGAAACAGACGCCTCCAAATCACGTTGAGGCCCATGCAAAAGCAGCAGAGGCTACAGCCGTAGACGGTGCAAAGCCCATGGTGTACAACGGGACCGTGGAAGGAACTGCGTACTTTACGGACCCCGAACGTGGTAACACAACGTACACGCTTTCTGAGAAGGAAGTCACGCCTGAGAACTTGATGATGCGCCGCGACCTGACTCCTCCGCCAGAGATCGCTCCGGCGGTAAGAGCATTTCAGGAAGTAGCTGCGCCGTCTCACGCCGAAGGCGAAGTGCCCAAAGTTAAGACTCCTAAAATTGAGGCCCCGCCGCCTCAAGAATCTAGTACTCGTGTTATAGAAAGTTACTTGAACACCAGAAATAATCAACGTGTTAATGTGATAGAAACTACTGAAGGAAGGCGTTACATTGAATATCCAGACAATATATCAGAACTATCGGGAGCAGGAACTGGAATTTACAGCAAAAGTTTCATAGATGACGCTGTGTCAAGAGGCATATTGAAAAAAATAACAATAGTTCCACTAGGCTCAGCCGAAGGTGTTGGAGAACCACCTCTTCCTAAGAGCAAGATTACGGCAGGAACACCTGAAGCAGACAATTACATCAAACAGTTCAAAGAATCTCACCCCGAAGCTGTCGCGCCTAAAGCAAAGGGCGTCGCTCCGATGACAGACGAGGAAATTCTTGCCACACAGCAGGCCAACAAAGGCACCATGGATTTCCGTGGGAAGTTTGACAGCGAGGCCGAGGCGCAGAAAAAGATCGACACCAGCGGCGAAAAATATAAGGGCTGGAAGCCGTTCCAGATCAAGTACGGAAACAGGGCTGGTGAATGGCGTATTGCACGACCGATTATTACTAATGAAAATCTTAATTCATTTGATATTAGTAAAGAGGAAGTAATTTTCGGCCATGAAGCCGCAGGCCATTGTTTAATGGCAGATATTACTGATACACCCACGAAAGAAGGGATTGAATTTACTCCGACAGGGGCACGCACACGTATTGATTTTGATAAAATAGTCCAAGCAGAGGCAGACCATCCTGAAGAAATAAGCAATCTGTTGGCGACGTTTGCGGGAACTCGTGCTATTGAAATTGGGAAAAATAATCCTATACAAAGCAAACTTCTTACATTTGCAGCCGGGCCTCGTATAGACGAGATCATGGGTTATACTAGTCGTAATGCAGACATGAATGTAATTGGAAGCGACGGCTACAGATTTAAGAAAGTTTTAGAGGCGTTAGGAATACCGAAAGAACTTCACCAGCAAGCGTGGGACACATATTCACAGCACGCTAAGGAATTGTTGCGTCATTATCCAAACGCCGTCAGTCAGGCTATTAACTTCTTTAGAGACCCTGAGAATGTTGGTCGGAGGAAATTTTCTCAGGAGGAAGTGCAAAAACTCGTTAATGATATTCGTGGTAAAGAAGCTATTCCTGACAGAGTTAATGATGCTCTTAAAACTACTGACCTCGAAGCTCGGAGACAAAAGTTTTGGGACCTAATGAAAGATCAGCCTGTTGAGGACGAGTCAAAGCTCGCTTACCAGAGGAAGTATGGTCCGACCGGCGGAGAAGCGATTTGGCTGGCTAAACAAGCTATGAAAGGCGCGGACGAGCATGCCGCTGCTCCAATAAAAGGAGCAAGCACGTTCGCCAGCAACACGTCTCAGGCTCAAAGAATGAAGCGCCTTGAGGCCATTGGCAAAGCTGGAAGAGGGTATTGACATCCGCTTTTAGTTTTGCTATACTGTAAGGAGGTGAGTTATGAAGGAAAGAAGAGGTGATATATGCGCCCAGATGAGTTAGAATTTCAAAAGCTGTTGGGCAGGCTACGGATGTTGCCTGAGTCTGAGAAGGCAAAGATTCGGGAACGCATCTACAAAGACATTCGCATAAAGCCGAAGACTACAAACTCCCCTAAAGAGAAAAAGTAACCTATATGGTTATTTATCTAATTCGCAACAAAATCAACGGAAAAGAATACGTCGGACAGACTGTGCAAAGTTTAGAACGACGTTGGCAAATCCATTTGTGTGGAAAACAACAAGCTATTGATCTGGCTATTAAGAAGTATGGTGCTGAAAATTTTGAATTATCAACATTAGCATGGCCACGAACTTTAGAAGAAATGAATGTTGGAGAAGAGGCCCATATATTTTCACGCCATACGATAGCTCCGAAGGGATACAACCTACTTCCCGGAGGCAACAATCATCGCCCTACCTCCGAAACTAGAGCCAAACTTCGAGCATCTCGTGCTGGCCAAATACGCCCTTCTTGTACTGAAGAAACAAAATTAAAAATGAGACTAGCACATTTGGGAAAACCCGGAACCATGTTGGGAAAGAAGTTTACACAGGAACACAGAAAAAAATTAAGCATTGCGGCGTTTAAGCGCGAAGCAGTAAGGAGACAAATTCGTGCCTCTTCCAATATATGAAGGAGGGTCTTTAGCTAGAAAGATAGACGCCTACCAGCCCGACATCGAAACGCAGATTCGCATCGAGCATGAGATTTTGCAAGCGCAAGAGGCTGCCCCAAGCATTTATTCTAGCCATGTCTCAAAAAGAGCCAAAGATGCTTGGGAAGAAAAATTTTTTTTGAACTGTGAGCGCCATCGTCATTTCCGGGTTCGAGACCAAGATGAGATTACTTCGGAGCGCCCCGGGCGCCGTCTGCACATTCAGCAGTTCGTACAGATGTTGAATACGCTGCCACGCAGACGCTTCATTCTCAATTCTTGGGGAGTGAGGGGCATGAGGGGCCTGAATGCCAGCGTAGGAGGCGGCAAACCGCGCTATGTACTGGCTCTGGATGACGGTGTGATGCCGGAATGGTCCTACATTACCCTTGACGAGCATGGCCTGCCGAAGAAGCTCGCGGCGCGAGGCTGGCGGGCGGTGTTGCTCGTCTTGCTCAGGTCCGGCCTGATTACGGAGTCTGAAATGCAAAAGCTGTTCGGCTTCGCCACAGGGACGCCCGGCGCATTGTTTCGGAAGTATCTTTTTGAGCAGCGCAACCATCGGTTTGCCGATGGAGAGGAGTGGGTCGAACGTGCCCGCATTCGACCGAATGAGAGGTATGAATGACGAAGGAAAATTTCGAGAAAGCACAATTGTTTATGAAAGTCTGGCAGGAAGCGGGCCATCTTGGTGAGCAGGCAATGATGGCAGTGGCCTTTGCTATTAGAAATAGACAAAGGGCTGGGTGGGAAGGCGGGTTCTGGCTGAAGGTGATCGAATATGCTGGCAGACTGCGGTATAACGATGCCCCACTTAATTTGGACTGGCCGGACCTGAGAGACCCAATTGTGCATCGGGTCTTGGCGAGGATTGACGGCGTATATGATGGGTCTGCGTCCGACAACCTTACGAGCGTCACAGCGCCGATGCCCATCGAGCGGTATGCTTGGCAGGGCGGAGATTCCGCGCAGGTTCGTACTGGAAAGTATTGGGCGGAACTCTCGGGCATAACAAACAAAGAATTTTTGGAAAGAATTGTTCGGGACCCGGCAAGTCACCCCAAGACTTCTACAGTCGGAAGTCTGACGTTCTTTGCATAGGAGCGATACGATTGCCGCTGTTTTAAGAAGTTTTCTGGTCTGAGGGAAAATTCTTTTGCCATGCTTCGTTGACTCCAGCCGCCGTTGTAATAGTTTGAATCGCTATACGTCCTACCCATTCTATCAAAGCAGGCACAAACCAAGCAACAACCAGAATCAATCCCAAAAATACCCAAATAGCCCCATCTAAGTTGTTCATTTTTTCCTCCGTTAGCCTTGGTCTATTGTTCTTCCTTTTGGAAGTACTTTTACTACTTTTCCTGTTTCATCTAGCTCCGTCACATGGCCATCTCGCATTACATATTGGTGGTTAGACGCGATGTTAGGCCGGATATTCATTAAGGAAGGCTTAGTCAGCGTCTCTTGCGTGCGGTAGTCGTAATGATACAAAGGAACGTCGATCATAACAAAGGTTTTAATTTTGTTAGAAATTTTAGCACTCCATGCAGCGTCTTCCCCTTTTTGAACATCTGGAAACTTTTCAGACTTCGCAATGCTCGCCTTTGTCGGGTTCCAGTGAGCTGTTCTCCCACCTGTAACAGTCTGGTCGGTGTCTTTCACAAACCAAAGCGTCTTGTACTCAGGAGTACGCACTAACAAGCGAGGCTTTTTGTAAATGTCTTCTGTCCAGAAGATGGTCATTCCTATTACGTCAACATCTGGATGCGAATGCAAAGTATCTATGATAAGTTCCAAATAGTCTGAGAATACACGGTCATCATCGTCGATATAGCAGAGGTGGGTTCCGTTTGCCATATCAAGTAATTTATTACGCTTTGCACCTATCGTTATTTCGCCGTTGTCTTCTAGCGTTATGATCTCGACTTCCTCGGGGTTCGGCAATGCATTCTTTTGTGCATTTAATCCACGCAGTAGCCTATTAAACTTTTCTTTTCGTGAGGGCACCGTAGGAATAAGAATACTTAATAATGGTTGCTTCATGATTGTTTTGCCTCGATATACTCCAAAGCCCTAGCCAGACCTTCTTTAAGCGTGATCTTCGGCTCAAGGCCAAAGTGTTTTTGTTTTGCGGTGTCTCCAACCCTTGCAAAGACGCCCTCTGGCTGGTGTATATTACCGACCACTTGTGGAACGTATCCGCACAACTTTGCAGCGGTGGAAGTCAGCGTCTTTATGCTGGTGGCTATTCCGGTCGAGAGGTTGAGGGTATCTCCCGCGTGCATCACGTCCATGGTTTTGAATATGCCGTCAACACAGTCTTCGATGTGAATGAAGTCCCGAATCTGATTGCCGGTCCCCCACACCATAATGATCGGGGAGTGCCGGTAGTCCAGCACTCGTTTGCAAATGCTCCGGTAGTCCAGCACTCGTTTGCAGATGCTAGGGAACGGATAGGTCATATCTTGATCTTCTCCGTACCCGGAGAATGGGCGGTACACCACGGAGTCTAGCCCGTGTTTTTCGTAGGCTAGGTGGGCCAGAAATTCATGCGTTAGCTTCGCCCATCCGTAGCTCATGTCCGGTATACCAATCTCTTGTGCCTTAAAATCTAACATATTTTCTTTTAATAATAATATGCCTCGTATATCCTCGTTTTGCAGACAAACGGGGTATGCGGCGCTGGAACTGAAACACAGCGTCTTGCGTGGCCGAGCCTTGGCTGCCCATTGCCAGTACGCGGCGTCGATGGCTAGATCCTCTGCTACGGCGAGAGGGTTGTCTTCGATCATAAGCCGACCACCGACAATGGCGGCTAGGTGGACGGCGTAGTCGAACTCAGCCTCCATGTTGTGAGCGAAGTATTCCCGGCAATCCATCTTGAAGAAGTAAAAGTTGTTGTAGTCGTAAGGCATGTAAAAGGGCCATTTAACGGGGTCAATCGCTCCCGTTTTGGGTACGAGCGGGTCCACAACGCATACTTTGTCGCCTCGGTCCAGAAACCGTTTAGTGATGTGGCGTCCGACGAAGCCCGCGCCTCCGCTAATTAGTACGGTGTTCATTGTGTTTTCTCCTGTGGTTAAATCTCTGCTTTGAAAAAGCCGCGAGCACAGTTTGGAATACTAAAATCGGAATGCATCGGTTCTAAAGAAAGCAAGGTTATATTACTAAATCCTGCAATCTTTAACCAGCTTATCATACAAGGCACGTTCGGTCCTGTCCAACATGAAAAGTCGGTGTTACATTGGTCAGCGTCATAAAAGGCGCAGGCCGGAGTTTTGACCTCTTGCAAATCAATGTGTCCTTCGATTAAAGCATACTCTTTGCAAATTGCTCTAACCTTTTCAAAAGCTAAGAGAGGGTGTTTTAGATGGTAATAAACCCCAAACATAAAAACAATGTCGAACATTCCAACATTTTTTGGGTTTATATCATATACACTCATTTGCATGGATTCTACTTTTGAATGTAAAGCATCGTGAGCAAAATCAAAAGGCTCTTTTGAAGGTCCGGTTTTTACAAGGCTAGGATCGTAAAAATATCCTAAGTCTCCTTGTGATGTATCCCATTTATCAAGAGCAACAACTCGTGATGCGCCTCGTTTTTCTGCTAAAAAAGAATTGAAGCCATCCCACGCCCCAATATCAAGAATGCTTTTTCCAGCAAGGTTTTGAGGAAGGTTAGGATAGTAATAATGTAAATCTTCTACCCTAGACATGCCGGGAGTAGTGATTCCATTTCCAAGGTCAATGCAGTGAAACCAATGAAAATCATTTACAGATTTCACAGGGAATCCTCTCTTTCATTGTTAAAAAAATCACAGCCGTGTGAAATGACAGCCATGCAGTATAGTTTGTATACGTGGAAGCCTTGCGCCGTAGCATAGTGGATTGTATCTTCGCCTCTGCAAAAGCCTTCGAGGGACGGCATATTCAAGCCCGGCGTTTCGTAACAATCGTCGATGACTACTAAAGCTGGCTCACGTAAGAGTTTGGAAACGGCTTTGTACTCTTCGAGGTTTATTGCATAGCTCCCGCCGTCCAAAAAAGCCAAGTCTATCGGGGTAGTCGAAGCAGAGATTGTACTTACTGAGTCCGCACAGATGAGGTTAACAAACGGGTGCAGGCCCTCTTGTACAAGGTATGCAGAGCATGTGGCGACAGCGCTGGGGTCGTTGTCAATCGAAGTGAAGGCCCCGCCATGCTCTTTAATCCATTGAGCGATGTAATAGGTACTGTGGCCGTCTCCGATGCGGAACTCAGTATTGCGTAGACAGCCTGCTTCTACTACGTTCAACGGAATCTGTTTGAGTTTGAGAAGGGCGTTTAGAAATTGTGCAAGATACCAACCACGTCCTTCGTTTTTCGGCGGTAGAGTAGAAAAGATATTATGCAAAGGGCACCCCTTTGGCATTAAGCTGAATTACTTTTCCATCCCTGAAAACTTTGGGTCCTAGCGTCAGCTTTTCTGTCGGTGTTTTCAAAAGCGCGGCAGTGAGCGTCTTTTCAAGCCGGTCATTTAGACTAGCCCATTTGAGTGCGCGGGCGTGATTCTCTTCGATCACGGGAAGCATTTTGTGATACGTGTCCGGCGTAATGTCTTCCATCTTCTCCATCAAGTCTTCGTAGTTCGAGAAACGGATGATGCCGGATTCGTCAAACCACTGCCCTATATTTGGGCATCCCCAATAGAACGGTACAGTCTTGGCGATGAAGGCGTCGATGATCTTTTCGGAGAAGTAGTTTTCCTCGAAAGAGTTTTCGACGACGATGCTGTACTCGTAAGAGTACATCATCTTGCGCTTGTCTAGCCATGGCTGTGTTTTGTTCATGACGAGGCCGGAGGTCTTGACTGATTCGAGCACGAGCTTGCTTGGAAGCGGCGCTTTCACTTTGTCAAAGAGTGCAAGGCGGAAGCGATGGCCCAGCGTCCAATTCTTGGCGCTGACTTGGAAAGATACGCCGTAATCTCTTTCCGGCAGGTCGGTGTACGTTAGGTTGAAAGGCTTCGCCATGTTTTCGTACCACGAATTTTCGTCGCCGGGGCCTGCGCCTTGGCCGTTCCAACTGCAACACGCTGGCCCATTGAAGTAGACCGCGTTCGGGCACTTGGAAAGGATTTGTGGGTTCCAACCCAAGACCACGTTGTAGTTATTGCAGTCCTTAATAATATGAAGCAGGTTTACTCTGTTCGGGCCTTCAAGCGTGAACACGCACTGCGGCTCGTATTGAAGAAAGACTTTGAAGGCAGCCGGGTCGTCCTCGATGGTCTTGACGGCGTAGTCAACGTTGATGACGACCTTTCGATCCCGTGGAGCAAGCGCGGGCTTCCAAGGAAACCGGGCATGGAAGATCGGCGGGAATTTCGCGGACATGAATACGCGGTAGCGCATGGTAGACGAAGTCTCTCGCCCGTACTGTGGAGGCTCGATTTTTATCCACGGCAGGTTAAACACCTTTGGATACGGCAGACTATTGCCTTGCTCAATAACAGTCTTAAATCGTTGTTGTGCGGCGGCGCGTTCTCGAAGAAACTTCTCTCTGGCATCAGCAGAGATTTTGGAAACCTCTTCCGACTTCAGCTGCATAGTTTGCAATACAGCTTCATAAACAGCCTCGGCTGTAATAAGTCCTACAACTGCCCGCCCCATTCTGCGGTAGGTCGCTGGTTTCACTTGTGGAACACGAGGGTCGGCGGCTTCATTCATCGGCGGCATCGCTGTCGTAACCAGCACAGCACCGACACTCAGGCCCTCCCACAGCGCATGGCCGTAGCCCTCGTAAGCGGAAGGCATGATGTGGTACTGGCAGGCGTTCATGAGGTTCTTGAGCGCGGGAAAGGCTATGCTTCCAGTGAAGAAAACGTTCTTAAGCGTTTCGTCTTTGTAATCGTTCCCGCGAGCGCCGACTACGTACAAGCGCGGAGGTTTGTCAAACATCTTCCACGTGGCTAACGTCGCTTCGGTGTTCTTCTGTCCGGCTCCGCCGACTAGGTGCATCCAGATTGGCTCCCGTTTGATGGAGGGATCGTACAGGTCCCGTGTCCAATATCCGGTGTAGACGGCCTTCTCCGTGACGGCGCTTATGATGCGGTGTGAGTCGTGTGTCTTGCACAGGACCCGCGTGAGTCCGGCGAACTCTCGATCACACGTGGACCATTCCGGGTTGATGATTAGGTAGTTGTCACAGGCCATCCCAAAGAGATTGGCATCGCAGATTTCGTTGAAGAGATTGATGTCCGCCGGACGGACACTCTGAAACGCTTTGGGATTTTTCGGATGTAGATTGACCGCGTTGAGTTTCGCGTCAGGGAACTCTTTGGTGAAAAATTCTCGAAGCAACTCATACTCCATCTCTAGCCCACAGCCGTTGTACCACGAGATTAGATTGATGAGCATTAAGCACCCTTGACTACATATTTTTGCATTTGGCCTCTCCCATGGTGGTGAGCGTCACATGGGCACGCTCTTCACTGGTAGGGCAACGGAGCAGGTTGAGCATGTCCTTGACCAGAATGCCGTAGGCTACGTATTTCTTAACCGGCAAGAATAGAGGAATGGCGGGCCGTGTTGCCTTGCCATTACGCATTGGTTTGCGATGGCTTGGCACTAGTTTGCCCTGCATGTAGCGCAGAAAAATATCGTCTGCCAAGTCCATGTGCGATTGGCCTTTGAGGGCTAGCCGCGTAGTATAGCGCGGGGTCCTGAATTTCTGTGCGACCACGCAAAGAAGAAGATACACGTCCTCATGCGTTCTGAGGATCGTAGGTACGTCTTTGTAGCTTGGGGTTTTGTTTGTCGGTCTCATATTTACCTTTCCCTTCCAGTGTAACACAACCTTGCCCGGAAGTCAACCCCGTAGATGTCTGGGCAAGAACCCGGCGTAGGTTCGGACGTATTGAGGAAGGTAAGCGTCTCTCATTCCTTGCTCCAATGATCGTCGATGTGCGCGTCTGACTTCATGATGACGCTCTTGTAAATCTCTGCTCCGGCCCGCGTGATGCAGTCTTGAATCAGTTCGCTGATGGCTTCTGCGTTTTGTTCCGGGCTTTCTGTGACCAATTCGTCGTGGACGAGGTTTTCCAGCTTGCCTTCGTATTTAGGCTCAAGCGTGTGCCATAGGAAGGGTTTGCCATTACTGTCAAATCCACAACCAATCGCTAATTTAATAAGGTCCCCGTTCCCGCCCTGTACCGGCGCATTACGTGCCTCACGCCCGATGCTTGCCCACATGCCTGCCATCTCACGGCGAACCTCAGCGTCAATTGGATCACGTCCATATTTTTTTCTATATTTCTGTATCCAGTGCTTCCTTGCCCGGTCGAAGGTTGGGCGTTTGAATAGACGGCGGCGTCCTAGCGTAGTCCTGCTTTCCAGATTCATCGTGGCGTAGGTGCTCAAACCTTCTAGGAACTTCCACAAGGTGGGTACCCACTTTTGGAAACGAACCAAGTCTTTATGTGCTTCTGGCCGGGTCTTGCCGGTGTTGTTGGCGTAGCCTACCTCGCCCAAGCCGTAAATTACACCGAAGTTTCTGGACTTGATCGGAGTACGGACTTCGTTATGCGCCTTGCATTTGCACTTGTGCTTGTTTCTGTAGTATGCGCAGTCCGGCTCCGCTTTTTGCTTCCAGATTTCAGGATAGGCATCCTCAGCGCCCATTGCGTGAACGTCCCAATCTTTCTCGAAGGCTTCGAGCCAGACACGTTCATTCGACATGTCCGCAGCGATGCGAAGTTCGCACCCTGAAATATCAACGGTGATGATCTTGTAACCTTCCCGTGCTTTGAAGCAAGCGCGGTAGGCTTCGTCACTTGGGATGTTTTGGATGTTCGGGTTGTCGGAAGAAGTTCGTCCGGTGCCTGCACCTATTTGGTTAATACTGGAATGGATGCGACCCGAGATTGTTGATATGTACTTTTTTATGAACTCTTCGCCATACGTGCCAACCGCTTTGCTCAGTCCACGCAGTTGACGAACCAGTTTAACCGCCGGATGCTTTTGCAATTTCTCAAGCGTCTTATCGTTTGTGTCCGGCAAGGACCGCGCTTTGATGCCCATCTTCAACAGAGCGGCGCGTAGCTGCTGATTGGAATCGTAATTGATAGCAGCCTCGCCTTGGTATTCTTCTTGGACCTTCTTAGCTTCGCTGATCTCTCCACGGGCTACAAGGTATGCCCGGCGGTATTTGGCGCGGAGTTCTTTGTCCGTCTCTAGCCGCCAGCGCGTCTCCATCGAATTTAGATCGTAGGTGGGCATGACGAAGCGGCCTACGACCGGGATGAACAGTTCGTCGAGTTGCTTGATTACACTGGTTAGCTCTTTCAGCTTGTCTCGGAACACGTCCATCCATGATTCTTTATGGCAGAAGAAACCGTGGACCCGCATGTCGCCGAAGGCGGGAATGGCGTCGAACTCGACTTGTGCTGTTGGAGTCAAGCCATCCAGTTCCAGCAGGCGCATCTGCTTATCTCGGATGCTGAATACTAGGCGAACGTCGAGGGCGGCGTAAATGATTTGCTCCGGCGTGAGTGGCTTGCCAAGATCGTCAAAAGACGTTTGCAGGCTTTTGTCGATGTTGACCTTGCCGTACTTCCGCATCAAATCGTCTAATGCAAAGTAGCCTACCGTCTTGGCGGCTACGAGACCGCAGAGCAGAACTTGCTCCGCAATCATCGTGTCCCAAAAATGCCAAGGACGCAGACCGAATCCCATGCGCGAGTTTTCATATTCAAACTGTAGGAAGTGGCCTAGCTTGAGCCAGTCCCGGCTTTCCAGCGCCGGGCGAAGTGCGGCGATGATGGGTCCAAAAACATCTTCGCGCAGCTTAGACTCTCGCTGTGCGTGCTTGAGCACCCACATTGCGGCCTCGGGGGAAGAGTTGCCGGTCATTTCTGCGTAGGCTTGTGCGAAAGCTAGAAGGTTGATTACGTATTGCTCTTCCCGGTCGCCGACCTGAATGGTACGGACGTAGCGGTCGTTGATGTCCTTGACAACGTTTGTCTCCACGTCAAAGCCAAACGTTTTCTTGCGAGAGAAGAAGTCAGTAATCAGGCTCAGCTTTTCGTTTGTGTCCACCAAGGTAACGTTCATTGGTGGATTGAGGGCAGAAATATCCAACGATTTGTAGAACTCTGAAGGCTGAGGAGTAGTATTAGTCATGGATTTTGACAGCCTCGTTTATCATTTGATGTTTTTTTATACGTGAATTCAGTCTAGACAAAACTTTAGTGCAAGTGCCTTTTATAGGACGATCATCTTCTAGATTTTTTCCTTCTTGTGCGTCCAATAAAATTGCACAACAAGCCATGACATGGCCTAGATGATGCACTTTGCTATCGGAGGCTACTTCTTCTCCATCTAGCCACGCTAATAAATGGCGCATCGCTGCTGCTACATAGATTCTTGCCTTCACATTATTTTTTCGCCAATTGTAAGGATCGTATTTACGTGCTCCGTCCATCATGCCTGTAGCACAATGAACTATAGCTATAGGAGGCACAAGTGATAAATCTACTTTCAAAACTCCTAGCCTGTCTTTCGGGTTTTCCCCCTTTTTACAATGCTTGTTTTTGTTAGCCATTGAAAAGCCTTCTTCCATGTCATAAAATGTTTTTTTCCACGAAGATAGTGAAATATGTGCTGTCGTGGTCCTACAATCACTGTTTTCTTTTTTAGAGCATCCGCAAAACCATTTTCCCAACAATGGCCTCCACGGGTGAAAAGAGTGTCCGGACTAACTGTAAACAAAACAAAATGTGTTGCTTTGTATAGTTCCTTTTTATCTCGTATAGCTGCTTTTCTTAAAAAAGATTCTGAAAGATTTGAAATACTAACTTTCGAAATTATGTGTTCATTTAACCACGTTGAAACAACTTTAATACCTACTGATTTCAAATCGTTAGCTGCTTTAGAAATTTCTTTTTTTCGAGAATAATGACCGGCGAGATATACCTTCATACTTTTTTCCATGAAAAGATGTATCGGATAGCCTGCATCGCCGCACTGTGAACGACGAATGGCTTTTCTCGATTGATACTACTTACGAAACTGCTGATGATGCGAGGTTCATATCTTTCGTACTCAAGCGCAAACAGACGGCAGTGCGGATACACACGTAGTCCACGAGGCCAGCGGTTGTGGCAGTGGCCGTGAATGTTGAGAGTCGCCCCGGCAGGAAGATGCTTGGACGGACGATGAGAAAAGTAAATTCCGCTCATGACGAGGCCGTCGCAAGCGTAGGCAAACCCGCTGTGCTTCATCCACCAGCTTATAGACTTACTATCGTGGTTGCCTCGTATTAGAATCTTCATGCCCGGCAAGGTCTGTATCCAGCCTTGCTTGACGGCGAAGAGCCAAGCTACATCGCCTAGATGAATGATGATGTCTTGTGGAGCTACCAGCCTGCGCCAGTTCCGGCAGATGCGGGCATCCACGTCCTCCGGTCGGCGAGTGTGTTTCTTGATTTCGCTATGGCCGAAGTGCGTGTCTCCGATTACCCAATAGCGCACTTTCTCCGGTTGCACGTTGTGCAGTTCACTGAGCGGTAGCAGGGCTGACACTGGCAGCCTCCTGAGTGAAGGGTTTGGTTACCACTGGCACCGCATGGAGCCGCGCCAGCGCAGTTCTGGCGTTGTACAGCTTGCGGGCTAGGCGCACGGCTTTACGCGCAAGAGACCTCTGCATGTGCCGGTTGGAGAGACCGACTACGCGAGGCGGGCACTTGACTAGCTCGCCGTCCGGCCCTTTGATCGTATCAGCGGCCTTGCAGCTACACAAGGCGTCGCCCTTGTAGAAGATGCGCCCGCACATGGGGCATTCACACTCGATGGCTCGGATAGGAGCCAAAGGCGGAGTCTTGAGGCGGGTTTCGATTTCAATTTGCTCCGCCGTGGTGTCAACGTCTGGATTCTCCACTAGCGTTGTCAGGCGGTCAATCAGAATCATACGGTCAAAAGCGCGGCTCATTGCAGCCACCTCGGAAAGATGAGATTGTACCACGGAAGCCGCTCACGGCGTTCCACAGCAAGGATGTCTTGCACGAGGGAACTGATTGCCTCCGCCGTTATCTTTTCCCACTCGAATGTGGGAATGGGCGTGCCGGACCACGCAAGACGTAGAGCACTCTGTTCGAGTTGCTCGACTATCTCACCGGCTACATCTATAATCAGCCTCTCGTAGTTCTTCCCGTTTGCGTTCATGTCATTCTCCTACATTCCAGACTACAATAAAATGGCTTGTGTTGTCAAGCGAAAAGTGGGTTGCCGGACGGGAATCGAACCCGCGTAGCAAGAGCCACGGTCCTGCGCTCTACCACTGAGCTACCGGCAAACTCGTTAAGGCATAAATAGCTTGCCTCGTGGATTCTGCGGAGGGGGAAAGCCGTACCCGCCTTGAAACATTCCGGGAGGGAAGTTTCCTGATGAGGCGATTTCCGGCATCTTTATCCCGGCCATTGCAATGTTGAATACCGCGCCGCACTTCGCACAGTAGATGACTTGCAAGATGGGGATAGGTTGGCCCGCCGGTATGTCAGGGACTTCCTTTGTGGCCGCGTTCAATTGCAGCGGTTCGTTGTGACAGTACTGGCATTTGGGTAAGACTTTTGGCGGCTGTTTGGCTGCATCTTCGCTCATGTGTTGTCTCCTGATTCAAATAAGGCTTCCTCTGCCTTGCGCCTTTTGAGTAGGCCAGCCAAGTGCTGTCCGCCTGCCATGTCCCACATCTCTAGCACCTTGGCTGCGCCGTGATAGTCTTTGTTGTTGAGCAGCCGGAGTGTTGTTGACTTCTCGAAATTTCCGCTTCCAGCATTGAACACGAAGTCCACAAGGCCATCGAACTCCGGCTGCGTTAGTGGAACATGCACGACGCGGTTGACTTCGGATTCAGCCCATGCCACGTCTGAGAGTAGCCAAGCATCGGCTTGTTCCTGCGTGCAGGTCATGCCCTCGACCACTTTATAGGTATGCCCCCAACCAATGGTATAGACCTTTCCGTTGGCGTCCCAATAGGCTACAAGCCTGCATTGCTCGAAGTTTTCAGTTAACTTCATTCCGTCTTTGGAATATCGCATACTGCTTTTTCCTTCCCATCGTCTTCCTCGATCACTTGGCAGGCGGCTGGTACGATTTCGTCTGTGTTCTGTTCTTTGAATATGGCTGTAATGGCTTTGTCTTGTATGTCAAGAACGACCATGCCCGGCTTGCGTAGTTGGCCTGTGCCGATGATCGTTGCCAAAGGACTGACGATGTGTTCCTCGATCATGCGCTTGATGTTGCGAGCGCCGTGTTTCGGGTCAGACCCCTTGCTCAGAAACTCATTCAATTTCGTAGTCACGCCAAGTGTGAACACGAGTTGTTGTGGGGTGGGACTGCGTTCGTTTGCAGCCATCACGACACTCAACCCGCGATTCCATACTTTCCAAACTTCGATGTTAATGATTCGGTTAATGGCCTCGGCGGTGAGAGGCTTGTATACCAGAATCTTGTTGATACGCCCCATGAACTCAGGGTCGAACTTTCGTTTCGCGGCGGAGGTAGCCTGCTTTGAAATGTCCCTGAAAGCCTCGACGTAATCCCTAGCCTCGGCGAAGCCAATGGACTCTTGGTTGATGACCCGGCTACCTACGTTGCTGGTGAGAAAGATGAGCGCCCGCGTCAAGTCGATGCGCATATTGCGGCCATCGTACATCTCACCTTTGTCCAGAATGCCCAACAGAAGCTCCCACAGGCGTGGGCTGGCCTTCTCAATTTCATCGAAGAGTATTACGCTCACCTTCGGGCCTTCTTGCGTCCAGCCACGTTGTAGGTTCTCGGGACATAGAAGTGGGCGTGTACCCTTGTTTCCGGCCTCGGCGGGGTTGTAGTGCCCAGCATAGCCCGGTGGAGACCCTATAATGCGAGCTACTTGGTGATCTTCGGTATATTCTGCGCAGTTGATCTTTATCATGCAATCCGGGTCTCCGTGGATTGCTTCGGCGATTGACTCTACGGTCAACGTCTTGCCAACCCCAGTCGGTCCCAAAAGTAAAGAATTAAACATTGGTTTAGACGGGTCTGACAGGCCAACCCACGCAACCTCGAATGACCTGCTAAGATCATTTAAGGCGTCGTCCTGACCCACTATGCGCTTGAAGAGCAAGTCTTCAAACTTTTGCCGCGCTTTGGTTTTAAGTGTCAGGTCCAGCGGAATGTTAGCCATTTTTATCCTGTAAATAATGAATAGTAGCTTTAAGAATTAAAATACTATCCTTAAAACCGGATTATGAATTTTATAGACATAGCAATGTTTCCCCGGCAATTCAATCGAAATCAATTCTCCTTGGTCATACTTTGCTCGAAGTTTTTTCACGAACGGTTTGTAATCCCCATTGTATTTCGTCCTAAGTGCGCGGGAATGATAAGTCCGTCCGGTTTCGGGGTCTGTGAATCCTCTGTCCTTTCCGCTGAGACCTATATATTCAAAATTGGATGCTTTGTAGATTACACCGCTATGTCCGTGCATCGGGTCAGCATAACTAACAACAATTTTGATTTCAGGCGCATTCTTTTTAATCCAACGCAAGGTATAGCCGATCATGCGGCTTTCAGCGTTTTTCCCCACCGAATCAAGGAAAACTAATCGCCGTAATTCCAGTACCTCTTTTTCGGATTCTCCAAATCTTTTCCAAGCCGTAGTTGAAAATTGACCGTAAACAACCGCACCGACCAACGCGCCTTTATACGTGGCCGAAAAGCAGAAAGAAATTTTCACCCCATTCAAATTATGTGAGTAATGATGCTGTTCTACAAACATCCGAATATCCGAAAGTTTGCATTGCGCAATTACAAAATCTGTCGCTGAAATTTGGAGCGAAGGAGTCGGAATCGAACCGCTACCTGACTGCTGGTTGACAGTCTGTCCTACCATTAAACGACCTCCGCACTTCTGCAAATTTTCATATTTTACCTTCGCACCAACAAGGCATCCATATTAGCCCGTAGTGGGGGCACTTAAAGTCTTCGTGCTCCCACCACTGACCGCAATTAGGACAACGGTGTGGGTGAAGGGCCGTTCGTTCTTTCTTTACCGGCCCTTCTTTTGCGTCATTTGCTAGCTTCGCTCGTTTTACTGACGCCATCTTTGGCCTCCGTTTGTTTCAGGCGCTCTGTCATGGCTGTGAGAACTTTTTGGTACGTCTCAGTCACAGCCGGGGTATTCAAGGTGTCAATGGCGTTGCGCCGTCCTTGACCGAGGCGTTCGTTGTTAAAAGCGTACCATGCGCCCGATTTTTCTACTATACCATACTCCACGGCATTGTCAAGCAAATTCCCGGTCACGTCCAAACCCCGGTCAAACAGCAGGTCTATTTCAACTTCGCGGAACGGCGTCCCTACTTTGTTCTTTACGGCTTTGATGCGAGTCCTGTTTCCAATTATTGGAGCATCTTCGCCAGACCCTTCTTTGATTGCGCCGATGCGCCGCATGTCCAGCCGGACAGAGGCATAGAACTTCAAAGCACGTCCGCCGGTGGTGGTCTCCGGCGAGCCGAACATAACACCAATCTTTTCGCGGATTTGGTTGATAAATATCACGACCGTCTTGCTCTTGTTGATCTTGCTCCGCAGCATCCGCATAGCCTGTGACATGAGCCTAGCCTGTAAGCCTACGTTGGCATCGCCGATCTCGCCGTCAAGCTCGGCTTGGGGCACCAGTGCGGCAACGGAGTCTACAACGATCACTCCGAAGGCGGCGGATTCGACAAGCATGTCCAAAATTCCAAGAGCTTCTTCTCCGCTGTCCGGCTGGCTAATCATGAGAGCTTTAACATTGACTCCGTTTGTCGATGCCCACTTCGGGTCTACGGAGTTTTCTGCGTCGATGTACGCGGCTAGCTCGCCCACAGCTTGTGCAGCGCCGACAATGTGCAGCGCGAGGGTGGTCTTGCCGCTGGCTTCTGGTCCGAAGATTTCGATGATGCGTCCTCGGGGTACTCCGCCTATACCGAGAAGATCGTGATCGACGCTCCAAATGCCGGTAGGTATATGCGGCATCGGTATGCCTAGTTGTCTGGCCATAGAGAAGATCGCTCCCTTGCCGTACTTCTCTTCAACTTTCCCAAAAACTTGACTGGCTGCTTTCAGCTTGTCCTGTTTGGTTTGCGGTGTTTCGACAGGTACGTCGCTCATGTTTCTTTTTCTCCGGTTTCAAAAGGTCTTTAACGAGAGATGTTACAAAATCTCGTATTGCTTCTTCACGAACGTTCTGCGCTCGCATGATCTTGACTTCGTAGGCGTAGTATTCGCAGGCTGTTTGGAAAAGCAGTTTTGCTAATTCTTGTGTTTTTTTAAAAGAAAAGATTTCTTCAGACAAATCCCCATATTGTGCATGGTCAGGTCCGGGGGTGATGATGTGAAGCTGGCCGTGCTTGTCAACACGAAACTCAGGAAGAGCCATTGCGGGTCGTCCTTTCCGGCCTGTTGTAGGTCTCGCTAAAGTAGTCCTTGATTGGGTAGATGCCCCGGCGCTTGAAGGCTTCTCCTAGCCGGTCAATCAGAAAGACGTACTTCTGCGTTTCTGGAATGGAAACGCGCACGGTATCTACTAGGTGATAAAATAACCGGCGGTGGTGCGGAGGCAACGTGTGTTTTACGGTGAGGTCAACGTCCGTGATGAAATCACTTTGCGTTGGTTTGATTCTTCCCTCAGCGCGGGTAGCTGGCGACTCTCCCGGATTGCGACCGGGGTTGATCGACGGCACGCATCCTGATATACGCAAGGATTCCTGATAAGGAAAGAATACACCTTCAAACACGCTTTGCCAGTACGAACGCACTGGCGTCGGCTTTTTTGGCTTAGGCTTGTCTTTGTGTTTACGCAGACGCTTCATTGGGGTCTCCTGTCTGAATGACTACGCCAGTCGCTCCGTTTGGACTCGACGGTGAGGTTGGAAAGATCACGCATTGTAGCAGCCTCAGAAAGTCTATCCAGTTCATCGTGACCATCGGCTCCGTCTTATTGCGAGAGTGAATGAGAAGGAGCATGAAAGCACTGTTTTGGTAGACCTCTTTATAATCCTGAAACGTCTTGGCGACGTTTAGATGCTCGACGTTTTTGCATTCTATATTGAATGGCAATATCTTACGAGCCGCCGGGCTGAGCATGATGTCGGAAAAGCCTTCTCCGCCTTGCGTAGCCATTGGCCGTGATACGATGTCATCAGCCACTAGGCCAAGATTCTTCACAAGCTGTAAAAGATCGAAGGCTACTCGTTTCTGTAGCCTACGGCCTTTTGCTTTGCAACTTGATGTTTTCATGAACAACCCTCCGTCCAATTCATGCAAACGTAACACGCTCCGTTGCGAACGGTGATGGCCCCGCAATCTTTGCAGGCTGGCGCGTCTGTAGTTTGTGTAGAAATGGTGACGCCTTCAGGGTGCTCAGCGGAGATAAGCATGGCTCCGGCAGATTCGTTTGACGACGGGGGCACAGCCTTTTTATTTTCTTGTTGTTGTGATGGGGGCTTAAGGAATTTAGAAATAAGCCATCGCCCAACATAGTCCATGGGACTTTTAGCAAATTTTATATCTTGATTTTTCGTCCATCCGCTAGGCTCGAACCGTGTGTGAGCGAGCTTGCTGCACAAGTCTTCCAGCGGCACACCGTATTGCAGCGCAAGAGAAGCAACAATGGCAAAACAGTCCATCACGCCTGAGATTGTTGAACCTTCTTTGGACATGTTAATGAAAAGTTCACCGGGAGTTCCGTCTTCGTATAGACCTACAGTGATGTAGCCTTCGTGACCGGCAATGTCCATCTTGTGAGTGATGGCTTGACGCTCATTGGGCAGCCTACGGCGTTCTGGCATTGGTTGAGTCCTCATATAGATTTGTCCTGTACTTGCGGCTCGACCGGGACGGCGGAGCCAATCGAAGGAACGCTATCACGTTGACGCATTTCCTCCGGCTTCACTTCACGGACTGTGGACGTACCCCCTTCCATGAATAGTGTCGTAGCTCCTCCCGGAGAGTACCGGCTCAAGTCTACGCGGGCTAGCATGTATGGCCCAAAGTTCTGTTCCTCCTCGACAAATCCTTCAAACTCATTTGCCTTAATAACGCCGACGCGGTTGCGATGCAGGCAGATCATAGCATCAACGTTCTTTTCGATTGCGGCGGAGCCAGAGGCGTGTCGGCTAGCGACGATCTCATTGGCCTCGGGTCGGCGTGGTTGAATGACTAGAACGATGAACAGCCCAAGTTCCATGGCAGTAGCCTTGATGCGGGCACTGAGGTTGGAGATTTCTTGGGCTTGATGTTGGATGCTTTTGCACATCAACTGAAGGTTGTCCAGCACCATGAACTTGATTCCGTATCGGCGGACGGCTTGCCGGATTAGGTCAAAAACTTTTTCGGTGTCCTGCGGGTTAGTCTTTCCAAGCAGCAGGTCTGCCGTTCTTTGGCGCAAGACTTCTCTAGCCTTTTCGGTTGTCTCTTTCGTGTACTGGCTTCGCCCCGGTGTGTCATCGGTCTGTGTTACGTGGCAAACCCATTTACGAGCGATGCGACGCGGCGGCATCTCGAAGCACAAGAATAATCCCGGCTGATTTAGCTTCACTGTGAGGTAGTCGAACCAGTTCATGCAGAACGTAGTCTTACCGACCTTGCCCTCCGCAATGACTCCGCATACGTCGCCGTACTCATTTCCCCCGAGCACGATGTCCAGCGATTTCCACGGCGTATCAATCGGCGCATCACTGGTCCCACGCTTGTCAATCTCGGCGTCGATCTCGTCCAGCGCCGTGAACATATCAGAGACGCCCGGCACTTCCAGCGGCTTTGCTTCGCTCTTCAACTGTGCGAAGTCTTCGGCGGTATGCCCGGCCTGAATCCATTCGCCAAGGTCCTTGCCGTCCTGCCCATCTTTGCGTTTGAAGGCGGGTAGTTTAATCAGCAGGCATTTCTCGATTCCGATGCGCTTGATGATTTCTGCGGCGGCGTCCTGCCCGGCCTTGTCAGAGTCGTACAAGATGTAGATTTGACGATGTGGGTCCGGCGCTAATGCCCGCTGGTCCCACCATACGTCTAGCCGGTCAATCCACGTAGCTTTCTTCATGTTCGCGCCGGGCACACCAAGTACATTGTCGTAGCCAAGGCTCATGAGTGAAATGCAATCGGCCTCTCCCTCGACGAGGATTAGCTCCGTGGTGTCGGAGTGAATTACATCGGCGTGGTAGATCGGATTTTCGCGGCCTTTGGAGCCAAGGAATCGTGGTTCCTTGCTACCGTCCGGGCGTGTTTCGAGCCTATGCAAGGCACGCATCTTGGCGTACTGGTAGTTTCCGGCATTGATGTACGGATAGACTAGCCAGCGCCGGGCTTCATTGTTTACGCCTAGCAGAAGGCCGAGCTTCATACGCTTGATAACGTCCAATGAGAAGCCGCGCTCCGTGACGTAGCGGAATGCCTCGGCGTCATTCAGCAGGCGTTGATGACACTCTTCCAGCGGAGGCAGAGGCAGCGTTTCTCTTGGAACGGCGTCAAGCATGGAGCGAATTTCTACGCCGGGGATAGTCGCATCGCCTAGCTCTTTCTTGAGGCTTTTTAGCGTTCCTGACCGTCCGCATACTTTGCAGTCGAAAAGATAGTCCGGCTGGTTTTCCGGGTGGTTGGCGTTGACCTTCGGGTCCGTGCTGACGTAGAAGTGCTGCTCTTTCCCGCACAGCGGGCAATCAGTTAGAATCTGTGAGTCATTCGAGCACAGCTTGTGAGGCCAGCCCTTCGACTTCACGTAGACTAGCGCCTGAGATTCTTCGACCGGCATTGGTTCTTCGTAAGGCATTACGCTCCTTGGTTTTCAAAGTGTTCATCGCAAAGATGAATGGTTTCGTTTCCAGACTGTACTGTATGGTTCCCGTCTTTGTCGCATTGTTCGTACTGTGCTCCATTCAAAATGTTGGCCCGGCGCTCCGATGGTAGCGATTGTTGCGAGAAAAAGGTATAGGCTTCCGACCGTAAATACGTTCAACCAGTGGCTCATTTGTTTATCCTCAGCCCGAGTTTGCGCCGGAGCTTCCGGCACATGATCTCGAATTTTTCCCTAAGCTCATCGGTCTCGTTGGCGTAGATCGTGTGCGAGCCGATGCGGATAGCGTAGTGTGGGCCTTTCGGCGGAGCATCCTCAAGACGCGAGGCATACGAAGTAAAGTAGTTCCAGCGTTCCAAGCTGTTCATTACCGCCACTTGCTTTGCATCAAGACCTAGCAGCGCCATTGGACCCCCTTCTTTACCAGTAGAGGCCGGTGTTACCCGGCCCCACCCGGCTCCGCGTCGGCGTGACGAAGCATACACCCCAATCTTGCCCGTCGAAACCGTAACAGGCCCACAATAATCAGCCATAATTTCCCTACGGTCATGGCACGATGTTGTCTGTATACGCCTTGCTTTGCAACACACGTCTAAGAACTTGCCTAACAACTAGGGTATGGCTGATTATGGTGGACCTGCGGAGGCGGTGAACGCCGTCCATTAAACTCGGTAGGGGAGTCCTTCGACTCCCCATCCTTGTATGCAAACTACGCATTTGCGTAAAGCACCTTCGTGTTTTTCGCAGTTAGTTTTGAGAGTTGATTTCGGAAGTCTCCCACTCCCGGCTCAAATAAGCGCCGTTTCCTCTTACCCCGGTCGATGCCATTATACCCCCGTATGGTGGAGGTAGAGAGAATCGAACTCTCGTGTCGTTGTATAGTCATACGGCCTGTTTATGAGCGTACTTTATAATAGCTCTCGGCGGACCAGAACGCCGGGCTACTGCCAGTACCAAGGGGCCTCACGGCCTCCACCATCTGATCTACCTACAGGATAACACAACCCCTTGCTCAAGTCAAGACTTTCTTAAAACTTTTGAAAGAGCAATTTGAGCCATTCCTTTAGTTATCCCTTGTGGAATAGGTATTCTAAATCTCCGTAAAAGTCTAAGTTGTGCAAGCGTAGCTTCATCTTTATGCCAACGCGCCTCTCGTCTCACCAGTGTCATTTCTTCGGGGCAAAGCAATCTTACAAATTCTTCAGCGATTCGGAGAGCTTCTGGCAAATCATTGATGTTATGTTCGTCAACATGATTTATTTTTTCGCCCAATTGCCCACTTACATGCCATTTCTGTACAAGGTCTTCATACACATCTAGCCTACCGCTTTTCAAATATAGCATGTAATGGCCGTCTGTAGACTTATGCCACTGTAACTTTGATGCTCCAAGAATTTCTTCTGCCCATTTGAAAGAAAACAAATCGACGCTTACCGCGTAGCTTCTGAGCTTCAACAGGTCTTGTGCGTCTTTCAGGTTGGCGTTCGGATGCTCTTCTTGAACCTTGTTGAAATAGTCCAGCGCCGCTGTTACTGTCCGCCCTTGCATGTCCATGCGTTCCGACATACCGAAGAGTTTGGGGACTGTGATGAGCGAGTGCTTCGTAGTGGCGTCCACAACGTCCAGTAAGATGCAGTCTTCCTTTTTAATAGGCGTATTGTCGGCTCTGGCTTCAAGCAGATTATTGAGACCGTCCGGGATGCGCGTGCCCCGGCCTGTGCATTGGACGTAGAGGAGTTGGGACTTGGTTGGCCGGGCCATGACGATGCAGCCGATGTGCCAATCGTCGTATCCTTCGGTGAGGACGGCGCAGTTGCATAGAACTTTAATGGTTCCATTTCGCAGCGCCATAAGTTTAAAGGCCCGGTTGACATCCTCTCCCCATACGGCAGCCGCCGCGATTCCATGGGCTTGGAAAACAGCCGCCATTTGTTGAGAATGGCTAATTCCGACGCAGAAAACCAAGGTAGGTCGTCCTTGCGCTTTTTCGAGCCAGTGCTTGACGACAAGCTCATTCCGCTGAGAGTTGTTAACAGCATTTTCCAATTCATCTGTAGCAAAGTCGCCAGCGCGGGTATGTACTCCATCCAGCGATTGATCTGTTGTAATCTTGTAGCCTCGGAGGTTGACGAGCCACCCTTGTTTGATGGCATCGAGAATGCCCATCTGGTAAGTGACCTCTGAAAACACTTCGGCAAGGCCCTTTCCATCCGCACGATTAGGCGTAGCGGTAACTCCAACATGTAGGATGTGGCTCGTGTCGGCCAGCACTCCGAAGTACTGGTAAATGGTTTGGTAACTGTCTGCGATTGCATGATGAGCCTCGTCTGTGACTATGATTCCAAAGTCTTCCGGCCTCAGTGCTTGCAAGCGGTTTGAATTCGCCCGGCTGAGTGTGGGCACGCTACCGACTACAATCTGCGAATTGTTGTCGTCGCGCAGATAACCCATCTCAATTGCCACTGACAATTCAGGATTCCATTTCTTGATCTTGTCTGCGGCCTGCTGCGCAAGCTCCTCCCTATGCACTAGAACTAACATACGCTTATTTGGTATCAGTCGGGGAAGATTCGCAAAAACTACAGTCTTACCGACGCCGGTAGGCATGGTAACCAATTGACGCTTCACGCCTAAATACCATTTGTTAGTGATCGCTTGGAGGGCATCGACTTGGTACGGACGCAGTTTCATCAATGTCTCTTGTAAGGTTTGGGATAGCTGAGGATTTCTACTCTGACCCATGCGAGGCCAGCGTCTACAAAGTCTAGCTTCTTTGCTGCGGCCTGAGAAATGTCGAGCATCCTTCGGGCTACGTAAGGACCACGATCATTGATGCGCAGGTTAACGCTTTTGCCATTTCCAAGATTCGTAACACGAATTATAGTACCGAATGGCAGTGTCAGATTCGCGGCAGTCGTCACGTTACGGTTGAAGTGTTCCCCGTTCGCAGTTTCGTTGCCTTGAAATTCTTGCCCGTACCAACTTGCTCGGCTAACAGTGTAAGGCGGCGGAGGAAAGTATTCCTTCGTATCAGACTTGGAGGGCGCACCAAGTAAGATGATGAAGGCAATGATTGTGAGCCTCAGCTTCATATATGGACCGAGTGTACCACAACTCCGTCCTTTATCCAAGAAAAAATTACAATCCCATTTGCGTTGCCCACGATCATGCGTTTGTGAGAATGAACTAATTCGTGATCTCGTAGACAAAGAGTAATGAGGTTGCTGGCATCGTCGGTGCTGCCTTTACGGGAGCGAAAAACGATGTGGTGAACATGCAGTGTGTTCCTTCGACCACAGAGCCTACAGCGCCAGCCGTCGCGTTGCAGCACTTCTTTGCATCGGGTTTTGTATTCATCCGGTGGAAGGCGATTTTCCATGCTCCCCTTTGATGAGATACTGATAGAGAAAGTTTTCAAGAGTCACGACCAGACCTTCCTCTATCTTAGAAACGAACACATCTTCAAGTTCCTTGGGGTCGGTCTTCATCTTGTAGGCATAGTGTGCTAGCCCTTGGTAGCCTTCACATAACTCAGCAAGCAAGACGTGTAAGACTTCGTGAGCGGCGGCGCTTTCAATTTCTGCGAGGATCGGTTTGCGAACCCATTTCTTGCTGATAGAAAAGTGCGCCGTGCGCGTCGTTGTGTTGACGTAGACATGGGCAGAGGCTTTTCCAAGCGCCTTGGACCCACAGCCAACGATGTAATTCTTGATGCCGAACCGGGCGAGCCATTTGCTTACGTACTTTTCAAACTGCTTTACCTCGCGCTCTCCGATTCGGTACTCTTTCTCCGCAGCCATTGGGTCACCCTATGATGATCTTAGCTAGCCTCTGCCAGTCCTCTTCGGTTGCGCCGAAGCCCCGGATGGCTAGGTTGGTGCGGGCAGCAGGTTGGAGCAAGATATTTCCGATGTTTGTGTTTGCAGCCGCACTCATGATCTTGTTGGCGCGTTGCTCGTCGTGATTGCAGAAGTGGTTGTAGATTTCCTCCACGGTATCGCCCTTGCCTTTGGTGATGACTTCTACATTACCAACGAAAGGTTCTGGCTCCGGCTCTTCTTCAACCGGCGCTGGCTCCGGCGGACCGGGAGCAATCACTTCTACTTCCAGCGCGAGGGGAGGCTGTACACCGACAATCTCGGCCTCCATTACGTCGCCAGACGGAGTAGACGTTATCAGTTCCTCGGCCACTTCAACGTCCGACTTTGGAACGATCTCAGCGTCGATTGGCTCCGTGGGCGGCAGCACGACTGGTTTAGGCGCAGGCTCCGGCTTGTCACTCAACTCTTCCTTGAGAGCTTCCAGCTTCTCTTGGAAAGTGCCCCACTTGATGTCGGCGGTAGGTTCCTTGGCGCTGTCTGCATATTGCGGAGGAGCTTCGTTGGACACTGGCGCAGGGGTGGCTTCGAGCGACTGCACACTTTGCGCTAACGTAGCTTCGATCTCAGCCACGTTGACTTCGATAGGTGCGGCAGGCAGAGCTTTTTGCTCCGGCTCGACCGGGACGCCTTGCTCCGGCTCGTGGTTCCCGGCTAGGTAGTCGGCGCAGATTAGCTCGATGGCTTTGCCGATAGAGATTTCAATCGGGTTTCCCTCGGAGTCAACTGTGTCGCCGTGCTCAGCCCGGCATAGCTCGATAGCCTCTTCGATGCTTTCCTTGCATGACGAGGTAACTTTGATCGTCATGTAGACGAAAGTGTCGATCTTCTCATTCCCGGCCTTGAGCTTCTGGACATTGATGCGAACGTCTTCCAGCGACATCTCTTCGCCGTTCTTGTCCGGGATGCACGCTTTCACCAGTTCCTTGATCTGAGCCTTGTGTTTCTTCGGATCTAAGCTCACGATTTCACGGAGCTTGCTCAGCTTGCATTGCTCCAACTTCTCACGGGGGATGTTCAACTTCTTCCCGGTCTCGACGATCTTGATAAGGTAATACGCGGCCCGTTCGCTCATGTCAAGGCCGGACTGGTCAATCCACTCGCCGAAGTTCTTGAAGCCCCAATTCAGATGGTAGCCTCCGTCTCTGATCTCGGCGAGCAATTCTCCCAAATCAAAAAACCGACCTGTGATGTTCTTGCGAATCTCTTCGATCTTTTGGCGCACAGTTTCAATGTGCTTGGGAGTTGCTTTCACGATCTTCGTTTCTTCTGCCATGTGATTTCCCTCTTTTGTTGGGATGCCGGGCGCATGAATGCCTCATGAGCTACCGATTAACACCCGGCTCCGAAAGCTACGCCACGGATTGGCGCGTCAGAATGGTACGTCTTCGTCAACGATCTCGGATTGCGCCGTTGGCACGGCAGGCTGAGACCCTTCGGTCACAGGTTGCGCGTCGATCACGGTGTCTTCCTCAGCGCCAACTTCAGGCGCATTAGCCAGAGCGTCGCGTGACTTGACTAGCTCTTGGTACAGTGGCCCAAACTCGCCAATGTTGCGGACCCGCATCGGGTTCTTAAACAGAACCACGTAGTAGGTTCCTTTGGCGTCGGTGATCTTCTTGAGGGTCATCTCAGTGGTGAAGTCGTAGATGCCAGTCTTGATGCCGTCTGACAGCGACTTCTGCGCGAGGCGCATGATCGCTTTCAGCAAGGTCTTGACCGGCGTAACGCTTCGCCCGCCGAAGGTGATGATAAAGGGCAGCCCGGTGGTGCGCTCCACAAATAGGACACGTGCTTTTTCTTTGCACTCCGGCGGCTTGCGTGTCTTGGCGAATACCTTCCACATCAAGTCACCGTACTTGCAATTCTTGCACAGTTCGCTTTGCGGTTGCGCAGCATTGACCGCTGGACGGTAGCCGTCATTGGACCGACAGATAGGGTCCGCTCCGAATATCGGCTTGCCAGTGTCAGGGTCGTTGGGGAACAGCACGCGGGGTCCGGGTGAGGTTTGAATGCGCAGAGGAACAATCTGCAAGGTGGTATACTCCTGCCCTGTGATTGTGTCCTTGAACGTACCGGGGTGGGCCTCTTCGTCTCGCGTAGTGGCCTGCACCATGACCATCGTGGCCGGTGTCACTACGGCGTCCTCGAAGCCTTCCAAGTCGCTCACTTGGGTTGTAGGATCGAACGTGGCCAAGCCAGTTGGCGCATCGCTTGGGGGTTTTTCTTGATACTTTTGAAGTTCTTCATTCATAGGTTTTGTCCTCGTTTGTTGTGGCAAAGTTGCCATTCCCTTCCAGTATGACACAGGCTACCGGGAAAGTCAAGTACTAAATTTGAAGCAAAGAATAGGCGGCTTGATACGCAACCCAGCCTTTCACGGTGACCTCGTATTGATTAAGGGGTCCGCCATTGTATGATTCCTTTGGGCGCAAGAAGCCAGCGTTAATCATCTTTCGTACAATCACTTTCTCCCCGGCCTCATTGAATCCGTAGCTTGGCTGGTGACGCAGGCAAAGAACAACAGCACGTTCTTCTGGTTTCATAGGTCCTCCTATAAAGTGACAACGATGGTTAGGCCCACTGCAAGGAGCCAGTACAGGCCGTGCTTCCAATCCCCGCCGATGAAGTAGCGTACCTAGGCCATGATAGATAACACGGCCAAGGTGACCAGGAATAATCGCGGAGAGACGTGGTTAATAATTTTCATCCATCCTCTTCAGCTTAGCTTGCAGTTTTTCTACACGATGTTCGATACGAGAAACCCATACAGTACCAGAACGTTTCCATCCATGTGTCTCCCAAAAACAGGCCTCGTGTAGCCTAGCTTTCAGGCGCTCACGCCTGACGTAGTTTTTGATGATGGCCAACAGCGCATTCTGCGTTAGGGGTTTAGACTTCGTCATTGGACTCCTCCGCGTGATAGGTGCCCTGTGAGAAGAATTCTGCCCGCGCCGGACGCAGTATCTTCCAAATAACTTTGGCGTAGTCCTTTCCATCGTACATCAAAAACAGTACAGGCGCTAGGAATATCATTTCGGGGCCTTCCGCCGGATGCTGCATCAACACCTGCTGTTTGAAAAACTCGGCCACGGCCTTGCGATTCCAATCTCCCCGGCTTCCGGCGATGCGAGCTAGCGCGATGCTCTCCTGCTCGATGTACTTGAACATCAGCGTGTAATATGCAATCTTGCCGGTCAGCCATTCGGTGAACTCAGGCGGAGTGAACGGAGTCAACGAGGCAACATCAATAGTCTTGCCTTGGCTCAGCGTCTCCCACACATCACGGTTCGTCATCCCAAACATCGCCCGGTGACTCAGCTTGTAGTTCTCGAACTTGATTTTGACGCGCAGAGGAGCCTTGTGAGGAATCGCCAGCGACCAGTTCAAAGGTTCCGACTCCTTCAATCGGATGTAGCCTCCGTGCGAAAGGAATTTAGCTACGTATCCTTCGCGGTTTTTGTCGTTCTCTTCCGCACACTGTGCAACAGTCTTGGTAAACAGGGGCACGAGTTCCAGACCGAAGTATCGTCCGTTGTCGAACGCCATTTCTTCGTAGGCCAACTCTTCGCCGGTCTCTTTGTAAATCACTGCGAAGAGCACCAGAGACTCGCGTTTGCCGTAGTCTACTACGATCTGGTTGCCCGGCATGATGATCTCCACCAGCAACGTTTGATGGCGCGGCATCTGGAAGCAGGGCAGAGCTTGCAGGAAGGCAGTAGCCCACTTCGCTTGCTCGCTGTCGAAGGACCCGCGAGTCGCCACTTCCGGCGGATTGTCCTTGTACTGGAAAATGACGCCCATGCTTCCGTCCATCTTCTCGGTGATCTCGATCTTGTTCTTGAGAGGATTCAACGGAAGGTTGTCCAGCATCGTCTCCGGGTAGCGCGTGTCATTGATGTTGAAGAAAGCTTCCATTGGCCGGGCCACGATCTCCCCGGTCTCCCGGTCCACGATCAGACCACGGCAGCGGCGGAGCGTAACATCGTCATGCGTCTTCGTCATCGCTTCGCTCGTATAGTTGTATATGTCTAAAGGCCATTTGGGATGAGGGCGTTTAGAAACAAGCCCGTTAGAAACTCCTCCTTCTAGCTCATTTGCATCGACATATTGATTAAGTAGCATGTAACCTCCGAAGATGCAATGCACGTTTCTTCCATTGATGATTCCAACATAGAGTTTGAAGCCCTTTTTGACGCTCTCTATGGAAGAGCCAAGAATACAACTTCGAGCCATGCATTTGGCCTTTGCGTCGTTGGTATGCGCCATCGTTGTTGACATGATCTAATGTCAACATATCTAAATCGATTTGGCTACATCCACGCCAACAACATTTTGCTTCTCCGTCCTTTCCGTAACGAGCTAGAACAATGTTCTTTGTTTGTCGCTGGTGTCTGAAGTTTATTCGGCAGCGAGAGGCTTTTCCTTTAGATGTTCGGAGATATTTTTTCTGTGCGGCTTTTCCTTTAATGCCACCATTGTATTTTCTAACTGTTTCTTTTCTGTTCATTGTTATACATTCTCCGATTTTAGTCCTTACCTTTGAAGGCGTGATTGGAATTTCTAAAGAGTCTTACCCCTCCCAACCAAGTTCCCGCGCTTTCTGAATAGCATTCCCGTAGCCGTAGTTGGCTAGAAAAGTCAGCTTGTGCTTTGCCAAAAACTGAATGGCGCTGGCAAACAGGCAAAGGTCGTCAACAGTAAAAGCGTAAAGCTTCGAGAAGTCGCCGGACGGAGAAGAGACTTCGTAGCTCCACAGGCTGTCTACGCCTTGCCGGGCAGACTTCGTGATTGCAATTTGTTGCAAGTTACCATTCATGATCGTACTCTCCGACAGGATAGACTTTGACTCCCTCGGCTCGCCAGACCCGTCCAGTTCCACTCTTTGATGACGGAGTAAGTCAGGTTTTTGAGAGTGAGAGGGAACCTCAGCTTCCCGAAAGTGGGCGAGGTCTTTTCCATGTCTCGCTCATAGAGGGTTTCGATTTTGTGGTACTCAGTCTTGTTTGCGTTGAACATCTTTGGCTCCGTTGATAAATTTACGATAACCTTTGTGGGTAATGCAAATGCAAAGAACTATGTACGCCAACCCAAAGACAAGTACAGCGTACATAAGTCGTGGGTGAAGTGTAAGCCAATTCATTTCTTTTTAGCTCCGGCAAGACTGGCCTCTCGGCTCTTCTTCAATTCCTCCGCCAGCGCCGGGCAAGTGGCGGCGTGATTCTGCTTTTCAAGGGCATACTTCTTCCGCGTCAAATCTCCACGATGGAGATTGAAGTTGCCGCAAGAGCATCGGTATCCGTACTTGGCCATTCTAGTTAGTCTCCTTCGATTGGAATTTCGTCTTTCTCCGTTTCGACCTTGGCGCGTTCTTCGCCGCGCTGTGCGCAGATGACATCACAAAACTTCTTTACCGGGCAGTACGTGTCACATTTCCAAAGCTGCATTTCTACTGAGGGCAGCGGTGGTACTTCTCCGTGATCGAATGCCCGGAAGAGGATCGTCGCTTTATCGACCACGAATTTGTAAACTTCGTCCAAGTCCAACAGCCTAACATCAGGCACAGCGTATGTCAAGCGATATTTTGTTTTGTGGGAAAGCTGGTAATCGTTAGGGTCGTTGCTTCCCCGGCGCTTCCCGCGCTTGACCACGACATCATCGCGTTCATTGAGCACTTCGCGGCTTACTTCGCTGCTGTACGTCTTTGGCTCGGAGGCTAGCCACGGCGTTTGTTCAACCATGGTTGCTCCAGTTCCTATGATTTGCATCATAGAAAGATAATATGCTTTGATTCTTTTGACTTGGAAAGGTACGTAAGTATCTCGCTGGCCCACAGGCCAACCGCGCTCTGCCAGCAGCCGGTAAATGTTGAACTGTATTTCATGCTCTGGCTTCACCCCGTACTTGCCGATGTACGGCAGGCCCTTATCCGCCATCGTTTTGTAGTCGATGATCTCTTGTGCCGCCCGGCGGATAACGTCTAGGGTCCCATGAATCCAGCGTTCTTTTCCGTCGATCACCCCGAGAGACATTTCATATTCGACTTCTGATTCCCAATCAGGAACGTGGTATTGCTCAGGAAGCAGGTTCGCCAATTGCAGCAAATTGGCCTCCGCTTCCAGCCATAGGCGCATCACCTTGGGGTTAATCATTTCGGCCTTAGTGAGGCGCAGCAAGTACCTGCCCATGTCATCCACTAGCCCACGGAAGTCCGGGTTTTCAAGGATGGTATGCAAGAGCGTCCCACGGATGCTGTACCACGATGTAGGCGGCTCCTGATACCAGTTCTCAGTTCTTTCCAGATACAACTCGCGTAGACAGCCAAGAAGTGATGTGACGCTAATATAATCGCCTACGTGTTTTTCTGTCCACGCCTTGTTTGCGATGTGGACTAGAACACTGGCCGGGACGCATTGGCGTTCCGCTCCGCATTCACGCAAACAAAATTGACTTTCAAATGTGTGGTACTCTTCTCGTGAGGGGCACTTATTCCCGAGCTTTGGCACGTTGTTTTCTCCTGCATTCCTTAATTCTTTTCTTCCATTGATGATTCCAGCACAGGGTTTGAAACCCATTAGGAAAGTTATGGGATTTTATCCATTTGTAAAGATGATATTTTACAAATTTTCTATGCTTAGCACCATCATTATTGATATGGTCAAGAGTAAGCATGTCTAAATCTATTACGTTACACTTTGGCCAACAGCATTTAGATTGCTTATTTTTGCCATAAAAAGTCAAAACGATTTTTTTTATTTTTTGTTGATAAAGGCACTCTCTAAGTTGGCGTGTTCTTTTGCCTTTTTCGGATTGGTCATAGCGTTTTTTAGACGCTATTCGTGCAGCCGTTCCCCACGGCATGGGTAATCTCCTCGTCTTCCGCAAACTCTGAGTCAGCCGGGTTGCCCGTAGAGACAAAACAGGCTCTATTTTCAAACGATGAATACAGCGCGTGACTGTGGGGGATAGATTGCCCATCCCACGACGCAGATGAAGTAAAGGCCGAACCCTTCGCCAATCTATGAATGGCTCTTTCAAAATAGATGTTGTGAACGAAGTAGGTTTCCACGCAAACCAAGTTTTCTGGCTTGCCTGTATGGTCGTCTAGGCGCTTGATTTTTGCTACGTCATTCTTCGTCGCGCACTCTATGCAGAGTGTAGCGCCCGGCAACGCTCTGAGCCGTGCGGATGAAATGTGATTCCCGCAAGGACACAGAGGAATCATAAGATCATAATCCATTAGTGTTCCTTTCCGCCGTACCAGCCGGTACGTGCATTTGAATCCACGAGGGCGTCGCTTCCCAAGCAATCGCTGTGCGCCCGTTCTTTGTCTTGCGAGTGAGTGAGGAGTTTCGGACCTCGCCCTTTGCGCGTAGCTCAGCCCGGCGGGTCCGCAAGCTCGAAGGTGTGATGTGATCTTTCGTCCAGAGTTGCCAGCGTGTTAGCAACTCGTCGTCGGTTAGAGGACCGAAGGTTTTCAAGATTTGAAGGATGCGTGCTTGAACTGGCGTTAGATTTCCCTTACCCATGTAGCCTCCAATAAAGTAATCAGGGAAGGTCGGCAAGACACAAACTGCTCGGCAGGGATCGAACCTCCGAGTTCGGCCCTGTGGACCGGAACTCTACCGCTGAGTTACGTGTGGCATGGCCGCTGGCTTGCCTTGTACTTCGGCGAAACCAGAATCCAAGGCAGTTATGCCTTGCCGACCTTCCCCGTTACCGTCTCAAAGACTGCGGAGGGCCTATCGGGCCTCCGACCAAATCGAAAAAAGCGGGCCAACAGCGAAGGTGCTCCGAACAGGTCAACCAAGACCTTGATTGTGCCAATGTGTTTGCACACTTTGCGCTGAGGCCATTCCCGGAAATGGAAGTCCGGGCAAGAGCACAGATATTCGTTGTTGTCGGTGCCGTAGGTGAAAGGCAGAGTCAGACGTGTGGTGACCACGTATTCCTTCTCGGGGTCCGATTGCGAAGTCACGTAGAAAATCTGTGAATACCGCACGGGACCCAGCTTCTTTGTGGTTCTGACTTCCATGCCGTTGAGTGAAAGAACTTTTGTTTTGTCCATGTCGTTGTCCTTTTTCGTTAAATCATTTCCAGCTTCCAGATTAACATAATTCAGGCCAACTGTCAAGCGAAAAGTTTAGGCGGGCCTTTTGAGCAAGTAACCCAGTGCTCGGGTTAATTCTGGCGAAGTCCTAGCCTTACGACGCTGGCTTTTTTGAATTTGTTGAGTGAGGAATTGAAGAGGCCGGTCGTAGAATTTCGCCGGTACAGACTCAGGCAATTTGGAATGCAGAACTGCGTCAGTCCACGAGAGGTATAACGGAGTCCTGCTTCCCTTTGCAGCAAACGAAAGACCGTCAGCCGTAAGTGTGACAATGATCGGTCCTTCAAGAATGCGCAAAGAGATTTCACGTCGAAGTTTCTTTTCTCCGTTCAACTTCGCTGGCATTGTTCATCTCCTCGAATTTAATTTCAAAAGACGCATGACGTTGTAGGCGTCCTCCATGGTTGCCCACTGGTTTCTAAGACCAGCGCGTCTGCCAATTCCGCCATCCCCGCACACGAGAACATTCGGCAGAGTATCGTTACTCTTTTCTCGCAGTTCCTACCGGATTTGAAAAAAGAGAGTATGGATTTCACTTTGTTCCTGCCTACGCCTAGCCCGCATGGGATTCGGACCCATGTTCCTGCGGTATATTCTGCCCGCAGTGTGCTTCCTGCATCGCCGGTTTGCCCCGGCTAGCCTATGTCTACACTAGCGGTAAGGTTTCGGTCTTACGTCTCTCACACTTTTTGATACTCTGCCGAATGCTCTCGTTCTGTGGCAGCCGGGCGGCCGCCTGAGAGGCAAGCTCAAAACAGAGCTGACGGAAGCTCTCGATAGTAAGCCAATTGATCATTGACCAGAAAGCTTGCGTATGGTCTCGCCGTAGTCCCTGACGGCACGGCTGACTGCCTCTGCGACAACTGGATTCCGACGCTCTGGAATGCCCGGGATGGTCAGGGTGGCGATTATTGGATCTGCGTAGAATTGATACTTCAAGGCCACCTCACCGCCCACAGTGATTTCGAATCGCTCAATCTTTCTTATTCTTATTTCCATCGCCCTCCATGTTACCATACCTCCAATCCCTTGTCAACTGGTTTTTTTTTGGGCGGTCGGAGTCGGATACTCCGAAACAGCAGCCTCGCATCGGCCAACGCTTTACGTGGCCTTCGCCTGCAAGTCCATCGCATCTGCTGTCAGCTTGCAGCCTCCGCCCAAATCTATTTGGTTAGCCCGCGGCGGCGGTCGCAGGCCGTTGCCTAGCCGATTGGCTTCCTGCGCGTAGTGAACGCCACATTTCGTTTCGGACGCTCGGGAGCGTGAGCCAAATTTTCAAGCGGCACTCGCTCGATAGGAATGTTCTGAATAGCCGGACCGGGCACGTTCAAACGTCCGGTAGGGCTAGGAGCGTCCATGTCCAACTTGCTACGCCAGCCAAGGAAGATTGCATGACGTGGTTTAACCTTGGCACCATGTGGAAAGTGTTTGTACTTCATGATGCGACCGTTGTAGGCCAGTGGGTTCGCTTGCAGTTCTTTCCACATCTTGCGTCGCTGGCGCATCGTGAATCCGACGCCGACCTCGAACTCGACTTTGCTCTTGCAATCACGTACTAGAAACCGGCCAAGCAAAGGCAGAGGCACCTTACCAGCTTTGGACAGGGACCTCTTCGTATGGCCGAGGGCGTTCTTGAACGCAGCATTGGCGTTGTGATAGAGGGGTAGAAAATCATAGACCTCGGCGTCTGCGTCAACAAACCTCTTCACCTTTAGCAGCCAGCCTTCCCGCTCTGTTGACCGGCCATGCTTGTACGGACCTTGCGGGTCCCGGACCATCACGCCCTCGCCGCCATGGGCTAGAACGTCTTTCTCGAAGGCCCGCAACTCAGCCACACAGAATACGAGGGTCTGGCGGACAGCTTTAACACTGAAAGACAACGGACCCATAGCAGTAACAGCATAGCAATAATCTTCGTACCGTTGCTCGAAAGGCTTGTCCTCTACCTTGTCGAATACGTAAAAGTCAACGTCTGCGCCACGGGAATCATGTTCACTCATGACGATGGAAAGCGTGAGGCAGTAGCAATCCTTTGCATTCGGGTCGCCGTAAATAAGCTCTCCGTCCAGACCCGGCTCTGCCCTGCGAAGTTTTTCCTGCACAAATTCGTTCGGAATCAGATTCATACTGCGACTCATAACAACCGAGGCAGTATTATCTTCCTTGTGAATAAACGCACGAATCCCGTCCAGCTTCACAGAGGCATAGACCGGGTAGCGTAACTTTTTCACATTGCTTGTCTGTGTTGCCAACATCACCTGCATACTTCCTCCCTATGCGGTCCGGCGGCCGTCACGAAGCCAGAAGGTGCGCCGGGCAATCTGTTTTTGCACTTCCGGGTCATTCTCTTTTAGGATGACTTGCAGCAGCTTTTCCGCAAACTCATCCTCTACAACTTTCACTGCGCGAACCCATTCAGTCAGCAGCATAACCGCTCCTCTCTTTCGCGTGCGTCATATGGTAGCCATGGCAAAGGTTGCAGGGATACACTCGGAAAATGATGCCGTGTTCCTTTCCTTGGCGCTCAGCGGCGCTCTCTGCTTCGTGGCGCGTCGAATACCGCATCTTACTTCGGCATGACTTCCACTGCAAATAGGCGCGTGATTTCATCCCTCTCCAACATTCGGGAAGAGTGATGGTCAACTTTCGACCCCGGCGCACATAAGCGCGTTTTTGAATGGCGTCCAGAGTCGCCCGCTCCAAATGGCCGTTCCATTGTTCCAGACCTTCCTTGCACATTTCCACGATTTCCCGGACCTCATCCTCGAGCGGCGCATCCTTGGAAGTGATGCCGAGGGCGTAAACGGCGTAGCCGAGGGCTTCGCCGCGTGATGCACACTTGGGCTGTGATTCTTTCCCGTACTGAATCAGAGTTTCGAGGGCGCAACGGGCCACGTCACGCGGATTGTAGGCCGGCCCTTTCCCATCGACCGCCGCGGGCAGCAATTCCCATTCTCTGCGGTAGTTCATGACCGCATCAATATGTTTGCAGGCCATTCCCAAACCTTGCAGCCGGGCGACCCAATGCGGGCAAGAGCAATGCCAGTTTCCTTGCCTGTCCATAGCCACGATGTAAGGCGGAAGGTCGGTGTTTCGGAAACTGTCAACCGAGTACCGCTCCATCCAACCCAATCGAATGCTCGAATTTAATTTTCTAATCATGGTGGTAGGGCCTCCCAGCCCTAGACTTTTTCATTCTAATAGAATAGCGCAAACGCATACGCTTGTCAAACAGAATTTCACTCTGCATGTAACAGACCTCGACGGATGGCCAAGTGGTCAAGGTCTGTAGCCCACATAGTGAAGCCTGCCATGGTTTTTCAAGAGCCACAACTTTCTCCCGTACCGGATACGCGCTTTCAGTGCCGTCCCGGGCCTTTACCAAAAGTAGGCTACGGAATTGACCGAATAGATTCCGCCAAAGGTTATACATTTGGCAACATCCGACCTTGTTGTAAAGTTTGTAACTTCGCAAAAAACAACCTTTCAGAAAATGCTTTTCAAGATTGGATTGTCAGAGTTTACAAACATTGGGCTTCCGTTCCTCGTTAATTAACTGCTAGTCCGCTCCGTTTTCACCAACAGCTTATAAGCGAACCAAAGCGGCTCTTGCGCTGCCAAAGTTTCCGCAACAGTTCGTGTATGAAGTATGATGCACTCAGCATTCAAATGGCCAAGGGCATTGAGAACGATGTTCTTCCCGCCTCTGAAAAGTAGATTGACCCATTCTTCCTTTTCTTTTTGATCTTCAAGAAAAGGGTTACGTGCCCATTCTTCAAATTGCTCAATTTCCTTTTTGAGCCTATCAAACTTCGATTCAATACTCATTTCATCCTCTTTTTCTGCGCAGTTCTAAGTAAATCAGGAACAATAATGCAATGACGGCGCAAAGTAGATTTTCCATCGTTTTCTCCCTTCGCAGAACACTCGACTGTGCCGAATGCTCTGCGAAGCCGGGGGAGTTAAGTTGTCCCCCGACTTCCTATTAAAATGTGAAAGAGAAAAAAGGTTAATTTTAATTCTTCATGGGCGCACCCCTTTCTTTTTTCTGTTAAAATTGTGTCTCAATTGGAGTAAAGTTTGTTAGCCGGGTGGAATCGCCCCCTTTCTAGTTTGGTTACTCGTTCAACATGCAATCATGCAAATCGTAGTAATGCTCTTCAGCGCGAGCCATCACACGTTCTGCGCACGGATTGCAGTATGCGTCATCTTCCGACGTGTTGAAATCCTCGTACCACAGGCCGTCATAGAAATAACCAGCCACGATGCGGGTGTAGCAGTGCTGGCAGATGCGAGGCTCCTGAATCAGGATGCTGCAATAATCGCAATAGTCGCCGTTGTTCTGGCAGGTGCATCCATTCGGAAACATCTCGGCGGCCATGCTGGAGTTGTCCCACAGGGCCATTTCATCGCTGCCACAGTACGGGCAAACGAAGTACCACGCATCATCAAAGTCCTGAGTCTCAACGACGCCATGCAGCAACACATGCTTGGCATCGCGGTAAAAGAAAACGGTGTTGCACACTTTGCAGCGTGCGCTGCATTTGCACTCATTGTGATCGTGCAGGCCATGCTTGCAATTGCATTCAAGTTTACAAGGAACTGCATATAAATTTCTCATTAAGCTCTCCCGGCGCTAGCCGCCAATTGTTTGAATTGAAACGCACGTCCCTCTTGAACAGTGCGGGGCATATAGAATGCCTTGTTTTTCTGCGCTATTTCGTAGGAAGGAAACAACACCGTTCGATCTTGACCGGCTGGAATCCTTTCAACGAAAGGCTCCACATCGCTCAAGCTCACGTTCCGAAAATCCTTTGCAGTCAGATTAGGTTTCAACATGATGCCTCCTCGCGGGACCGGGCTTACAACCGGCCTGCCGCATTACAACACTCATAGACTAGGACACGCTAGCCGGTGTATGAATGCTGTGTTCTGCGTTACTTGCGAGGTTTTAAAAAGACGATGTACAATTCATAGAATGATAAACCTACAACTAATACTGTTAGCCATCCTTGAACTGTAATACAGTCATTAAAAAAATCATTGGTTGTAAACAAATGATGATGATAGCGCCACAACCATGTTTGTACCCAGTCTAAGAATGTTATGATTGTATTCTCGATTGGGAAAGTCTCGTGAAGCCAGTCCAAAAAGTTTATGATATAATTCATTGTACCCTCTCATGAAGAGCGTGGCCGGGCTTACAACCGGCCTGCCGCATTAAACCCGCACAGTATGCGGGTTCCGTCTGCGTTAATGGATATAATATGATACATTCTTAACTGTGTTTGACCAGCAAGCACGGCATGTATCACAACGTCCACCTTGATTGGGAGCCGGACATGCAAAGCCGATAGGAGCGGAATAACGCTGTACAGTAGAGGTTGTTAATTGAGTAAGGCCCTTTGGCTTGCAACCATGATCTATGATATAAGCTGACAACCGGATTGTCAGGTTAGTAGGGATTGTTCCACCCTCAGCAAGAAATTTTCTCACTACATTAAACTCCTTGGTGGGCATCCAATGCTGGCACCAAGGGGTTGCATTAACAAGAGAAATTATCTGCCGTAGATGTGCTACGCTCTGAAGATCGCCTGCATCATGCCATCTAAAGTACGACTTGCCTTTTAACATTGTAACCATAGCCTCTTGCCATTGTGGATGCTGAAGTGCTTTCAATTTGAAAGCACGAAAAGGATCAACATTTTTTGCAAAAGCTTTTGCATAGCCCTTCCTTGCATAGCAATGAGCGCAAGGCGAGTTAGGATTACTGCGGAGAGTTTTTCCCACATGGCAGGAATCACAGGGCAGTGTGTATGACCCGCACGGCAACTTATTGTTAACGTAAATCTTTCCTACAATCTTTTCAGCTTGTTTCTTAGTCATGTTCCTCCTAATTGCCGGGCTTACAACCGGCCTGCCGCATTACAACACTCATAGACTAGGACACGCTAGCCAGTGTATAGATACTGTGTTCTGCGAATGCTAATCCCACCAAAGACGAAGTTTTCCACCAATTATGTTGTATTCATCTTCCCCAAGCTCGTGTTCTTCAATAGAGTTTGGTTCGACATAAACACACACACTGTATTCGCGGGCAAGCAAAACGTCGCCTTTGATGCGTCCTAACAAGTCCGCTGTAAAGTTGTTATAGCCATCCGGGACAGCCTTTGCCATGATCTTAACTGCCACGTCGGACGGCACACTTTGAAATGCACGAAAATGAAGATTACGTGTTTCTTCAGTATATGCAGCAATTACTTCATCTGCCACAGTTTTGTACTTATTTGGTATCCTTGTAACCATGTATCACCTCCGCGTAGCCGGGCTTGTAACCGGCTTGCCGCATTATCGCACCCGCCATGAATTATACGCCTAGTAGTAGAGGCTAAGGTGCGTCACTCTGCGAACTCTATGACTTACTTAGTATATTTCTTCCCTGTCTCTGCAAATATTTCGCCTCTCAGGGTTGCTTCATCGAAACGTGGATACTGGCAGGGAAATGCTTTCGTTCTCCATGTATCCTTTGTTGTATCTGTTTTCATAAATCACCCTATGATACGTGGCCGGGCTTGTCACCGGCCTGCCGCATTAAGGCGGGGCATACCGCAACATCTTGTATGCCGGACTCCGCCTTGACTCTGCGCTATTTCCGAATCTCCAACAGCGTGCCATCGGGTCCAAATCGACCGCGATACAATCGTGGCCGGGCATAGGCTACCTCACTTTCACCACGATGCCGTTCTTCAATTCGGCCTGCGCATACCACGTATGCGCCGCAGGAGGATACGTTCCGCTATACGTTGGTGGTTGCGGCCGGGCTGCCCAATAGTGTGGACCTTCCAAGCAAGTCGTGCCTTCAGTTGGTTCGTTGCCACCAAATGGTCCGGGCTGATAGATGCGCACAGGACGCGCCAGTGCAGCTTCGGGGCCAACAGTAAGAGCAAACACCGGATCGGCGATTGCTTTCAAATGATCGTTCCAGTTTTTCACGGCTTCCTTGAGTTGCTTTTTCGTTTTGAAATTGATTGTAGTATACACGGGCCACCTCAGCGGTTTTAAATTGCCGGGCTTCGGACCGGCTAGCCGCATTAGACCCGCACAGTATGCGGGTGCCGTCTGCGATGTTCAAAGGCGCGATTGGAATTTCTAAGCTAATTATTGGTTCGAATTGCGCTCAATGTTCGCGTGATCTCACGCGCCTGTACGTTTTCCAACAACTTAACGGAAGCACTGACTATTCCAATCTCGCGCATGGTATTTTTTGCGCTAAATTTACTGCGCAGCATCATGTTAAGTCGTTGAATTTGCATCTTTTCTTCTGGACTAAGAACTGGTTTGTTTTTCATAAAGTCTCCGTTACTTCTTAGCGTTTCGCACGCCATGAATTGCAGCCGCCCGCCGTTGCAATTGTACCGGCTACTAAAGCAGAGATAATCACACCGTCATGTAAGTCGCTCGCAGCATTGGAGTTATGTGGTCATCGTCCCACCCGGACTGACTAGCTCCAATGCTCTGAGCGACCGACATTGGAAATATCGGCCACCCAAACTCTTTTATGCACGCATCTAAGGTGTTTTTCCTTAGCGGTAACTCAGGATGGCCTGTAGCGTTCCTTCCTCGTTTGTTCCCTTCCACTCTTGCCTACTCTATTCGGTTGTCTCTCCGAAATACACTCAGCAAGTCGTGGGGTTCAGTCTAACCAACGGAAGATTGCACCATCATGGTATTTGTTTTTCCGAGTTCTTTGGGTTCTCACTCCCGTCTTTCTCTTTCAATTGCCTGTGAGTTTTTCTTTCTGGCCTTGGTTGCTCGCCCTATCTCAGTTCAGGTATCACGGGGGTCGCTGCTTTCTCGTATTTCGTTCCTTAGCTAGCTTCCGCTCCCCGTTTTTCTTTGAAGGGCTTCTTCCTCCGCTTTCTTCCGCTGGCTTTCTCAAACACCCTTTACTACTGCATTCCGCCTGCCAATGTGTGCAATTATATGGGCAAGTCGTTGATATAGAAAGAAATATATTGTTTGCCGGTCGGCCAGCAGGAACGTAATCACATAAGGCCCCGGCCTGTGTGTGGGTTTCCCCTCACTGGAATGTTACCGTTCGGGTATATTTGTCCATATATTTGCATGGCGAGCCGGGAATGTTCCCGCTCGGGAGCCGGGGATTGTCAATGTAGGCCAGACGCTTTCTGTTACTGCCCTACTTAGTCTAGCCTCTCGGCTGTTTAAATTCAATAGGTTATCCTGTGGAAATGGGAGGCTAGGACAGCCTCTAATAGTGACCTTTTGTTTCCAATGCTATTTATTGAGTTAGGTATAATAACTATATTTGCTTTGTTTTGTTTAAGATAAAAAATAGTGCTTGACATTGGATTAAATCTGATGTAAACTAGCCTTTACGACGCCAAACGTAATGACCAAAGAGTATTACTAAGTCTTTGACTGTAACTCATAGTAATGACTGAGTTTAGCAACGAATTAACTCTGTCTTGCTACGTAAGTGACTGTGCCTGCTAGGTTTAACTATGTCAGACAGCATCATGCGTCGTTTTATACACTTACCACTATCCTATACTGATACGGTACAGGATACGAGCAGGATCTGGCTGAGTTCGGCGCTTGACCTGCCTATGCAATTGCAAACTCAGTCAACTCCGGCATTCCTGCGCCGGCCGGAACTAAGGGACCGAAAGACTTCTAACTTTGGCAGTCGGATTGCAGGTTAGTATGGTACTATGATGAAAAAGATGAAAAACACACAGATCGAATATAAAGAAACAGTTCAAAGAATCAAACAAGCGGGCCTTTACCATTTTCGGCCCCTTGCACCCCGGGAATTAGGCTCTCTAGAGTATATAGACCTACGAAACGACCCGCAATCCGTGAAGGTAGGCGACCGTGTTTATTGCACTGTCTCTGCTTGCTATGGATGGTCTACGGTTGTAGAAGTCAAGGGCCACGGTAATGGGCTGCGCGTCAAGACGGACTCTTTTAGAGGTTGGGGCTACGGGCACAACTTCACCCGTAAGCCCCCAGAGTATATGACTAAGGGCTAACAAAGGTCCGCCGCGCGCTGGGGTTTAGCTATCCCGAAAGTGGCACGTTTTGATTCTAACTAGGGGGTGGGGCCTTCACCATTTTCGGCCCCTTGCCTGAGTAAGGGTGAAACCACCCAGTGTGGTCTTCTGCACAGTGTGAGGAATCGCTCACCTGAAGGAGTATAATGTCTAATAAACTAGTCAGTCTAAAGGAGATATTGTCCAGTCCGGCCTTGCGTCGCAAGATTATGATGCGGGCTATGCGTCGCGAGATTATGGTGCGGGCTATTGTTGCGACACAGGCTAGGGAGGGCATTGTAACTACGTTGGCTCAGGCTGAGGCAGCTTACGATAAAGTTCAATTACAATTGACTGCAAAGCCTTTCGACACACCGGCCTGTGAAGGCGACGGCTTTACCGAGAGACAAGCCACCATTACCTCCGAGGCAGCCAATGAGAAGCCAAGTATATAGTTTTGCTGGAGTTATCTGGCTCACGCTGCTGTCTAAATGGGAAGCCATGTTGTTTTTGGCTATCCTACATCGTCTGGCGACGCACAACGCACGCTAGGCCCCTCCACGCCTCACGGCGACCCCTTCTAATCGCTTTCCCCGCCAGTTTGCACAATGAGCAGCCGCCCCGGAAAAGCCGTAGTCTTCCAGTGAGAGACAGAGCCGGGGAGCGGAGTCATGCGTCGATTGCTCCGGCCATTCTACGCAAGCTAGCCAGCCTTTACAACGTCATGCGGCGTCAGGCGTAGCTATAGCGCCAGTATCATACATAAACCACGTCAGAACAACGTAATGCGTCGTATGGCGTCGTCGCCGGGCGTGCTTGACATTATTTGTCATA